GGACTGCTACGGGGGTGCTTGCTGGCATGACCCAAAGAGCTACTTACTGGGCCGCTGGTGGAAAGGCTGATAACGATGATTCGGCAGACTCCAGCTCGTCTCAGATCTTGAGCAATCTAAAGGTCAAGGCATTCATGGATTCCATGAAAGTGCAAGCAGTTTCTGACGCAATTATGGGTCGTGAAGAAATGATGCGGCGCCTGTCCCTTTTGGGTCGCAAGGGCGTCAAAGACATCGTGCGCTTCCGCACAGCCACTGTAGGCCTCGACATGGAGACCGGCGAGCCTCTGGTCCAGACCGCATGGGAGATCCCCGACAGCGTGCTACAGGACCAGGAATCCCTATCCATTATCGAATCGCTTGAGGTCGGAAAGGGTGGACCTAAGGTCAAGACGTATTCGTCGATCCAGGCCATGGCCCTGCTTGCCAAGCTGCAAGGGTTCGAGGCTGCGCAGAAGTTCGAGCACAGCGGACCAGGTGGCGGCCCGATCTTGACCAGGGATGTCAGCGAGATGTCAGATGAGGCGCTGATGGCTCTGATTACTGGCGGCGAGACGAAAGACGAATGACTCCGGTGCAACTGGCCGCGCAGGAGCTACTAAGGCGCAGGAAGGCTCGTAGGGGTCTTCTCGACTTCATCAGGTACATCAACCCTGAGTACATCGTCAGCGAGTTCGCTGTTGAGCTGTGTGCGGCGCTGGAGCAGTTCCTTGCCGATCAGCAGGCTGGCAAGCGACCCGTGCTCGTCGTCCAGGCGCCCCCTCAGCACGGCAAGTCCGATATTGTCAGCCGGTATGCTCCGGCCTGGATCTTTGGCCAAAACCCCGACCTATGCCTGGGCGGCCTGTCATACTCCAAAGACCTTGCTACAGACATGAATCGCGACGTACAGCGGATCATGCTCAGCCCTGAGTACACGCGGCTTTTCCCTGCATCATCCTTGAACGCCAAGCGAGTGGTTACGGTCGAGGTTGAGGCCAAGCGTAACAGCGACGTTTTCGAGATCGTCGGGCGCAAGGGTCGATATATCGGTCAGGGTGTTGGTGGCCCGCTCACGGGCAAGCGAATTGATATTGGCATCGTGGATGACCCGATCAAGAACGCCCAAGAGGCACTAAGCCAGACCGTCAAGGACGGGATCTGGAACTGGTACATCACGACCTTCCTGACGCGCCTGTCGAAGAACAGCGGGCAAATCATCATGGCGACCAGCTGGGCCACTGACGACTTGTCAGGGCGCATCCTGAAGGGCAACGCCAAGGCCAAGCATCTGAAGTTTGTCGCGGTCAACCTGCCAGGCGAGAAGGGCTACAATCCTGATCGGCGACAGGGTGCGCTGGTTCCAGACCTGCACCCCCTCGACAAGCTGCTCGAAACCAAGGCTGTCATGTCCGACTACTTCTGGTCGGCCATGTATCAGCAGTCGCCAATTGCTGTCGGCGGCAACCTATTCAAGACTGACGGCTTCCACTACTGGAAAGGCGTGCCGCCCAAACTCAAATGGCGCGGCGTCTATGCGGATACCGCGCAGAAGACCAAAGAACATAATGACTATTCCGTGTTCCAGTGCTGGGGAGAATCATGGGAAGGTCAGGCCGTTCTATTGGACCAGGTGCGCGGCAAGTGGGAAGCCCCCGAGCTTCTGGCCCAGGCCAAGGCGTTTTGGGCTAAGCATAAGGCCGAGAGCAACGGGGTGCTGCGCTCATTCAACGTCGAGGATAAGGCGAGCGGTACAGGGCTCATTCAGTCGATGAAGGGCATCCCTGTCGTTGGCATCCCTCGATCCGTGGATAAGATCACGCGAGCCATGGACGCCATTCCGCTGATACAATCGGGCAACGTGCTACTGCCAGAGGATGCGCCGTGGCTGTCTGACTACCTATCTGAGTTCGCAGCCTTCCCGAAAGGTGCCCACGACGACCAGGTCGATCCGACGATGGACGCAATCCAAGACATCCTGTCACCGCAGAAAACTGACTACAGGTCACTCCTATGAGCCGAACCACAAAATTCATCGACGGCCTGGCGAGCATCGTCAACGGCCTGGCCAATCGTCGCAGCGCCATGCAAACGAACGTCGTCGTGTCCACGCGACTCGACGATAGCCAGTTGCGCGCCATCTACAAGACCGGGCTTGGCTCAAAGATCATCCGCATCAAGACCGGCTACGCGCTTAACGACACGCTCCAGTTCAAGGATAAGCAGGACGAGCGCATCTACAAGGTCAGGATTGAGCGCGCCGTCAAGAAGGCCTCCAAGTTCATGCTGGGCTTCGGTCGCGGCATAATCCTGATGAATGAGGTTGGCGCCGACCTGAAGACTGCCGCGCGCGACGTGGACATGAGCCGAGTCAGACTGGAGGTGTTCAGTGGCGACATGGTGACGGTCCAAAACATGACCTTTGACCTTGACAGCGCACGATACCAGCGCCCTCGTTTCTACTCCGTGCGCGGCAAGCTGTTCCACTACACGCGAGTCATTGACTTCTCGTACTACATGCCGCCAGAGGTTGACCTGCCGACGTACCGCTATGGCGGCGTCAGTGAGTTCGAGATGATTCACACCCAGCTGATCAACGATGGGATCGTTGAGCGGGCAAGCGGGACCATCCTCGAAAAGAACTCGACGCTATTCCACAAGATCAAGGGCTTCAAGGATTCGATCAAGTGCAAGGAAGATGACGCGCTGATCGAATATTACTCCAAGCTCGCTGAGATCCGGGGCATCTATGGCGACGGGATCATCGACGCGGAAGACGATGTAATCACGGTTGCGCAGTCCCTGACCGACCTGGCCAACGTCGATAACGTCAGCCTGCGCCGCCTGGCATTGGTGACGTCCATCCCCCTTCCATTGCTGGTTGGCGAGTCCGTTGGCGGCCTGAACAGCTCGGGAATCCAAGAGCGCCAGTCGTTTCAGGACATGACCGAAGCTCTCCAGTATGACTACCTGCTTGATCCCATCGTCGAGATATGTTCAGCGTTTGGCATCGACTGCGTAGAATTCAAGGAGAACCAGGGTGGCACGGCACTTGAGCGCCTGGACTTTGAGACCAAGGTGATTGACAACGCCGTCAAGCTGGATGCGCTGGGTGAGGATTATCGCGGCTACCTGAAAGAGCATGACGTACTCAAGGATGATCCGTGGAAGGCTATTTTCATGCCGGACGAGGCGGATGTCGATGAGGCTGACGCGCTGGCTGCATCGCTTGAGGATGATCAGGTATGAAGCGCGAAGTGACAGCAGCAAAGCCGACCCCAATCAAGGCCCCGAAGTCCCCGCGCGGCATCGAGAACGAGTTCGCCGAGATCATGGACTTCATGATTCAGCAGATGGCGCAGCGATTCCAGAATCAAGTGCTGAACAAGATCCAGGCTAAGACGGTGGAGAAGTTTGCGGATCGGTCGCCCATCGTGGTGCGCCTATCCAGGGAGCGGAAGGTTGTCGATCACTACCGCGACAGCAAGCAGCACGTAGAGAGAGAGATATCGTTTACCGACTCTGCAGGCGTCAAATGGTCGCGCACTGAAAGCGTGTGGAAAGACGTGAAAGTCCCAGTATACCGAACTGAGCGCTACGAAATGCGTGGCCTGTCGGACGTGATCCGCTACGATACTGATCGCGTGCTTGACTTCGAAGACGCCCAGACCGGCAACTTCGCATCGATCCTCCTGCGGCTGTCCAAGGCCGCCAAGCGCAGCCTGCTCAAGCAATTCAGCAATGGGCGCCTAGAGACTGTCAGCAAGCAGATTCTGGCCAAGCTCGACAAGAAGGCCAAGAAGGAATTCTATGAGCGGGTGGCCGGCAAGACTGGCATCGACGTTACCAGTCTGGTCGCCAAAGAGGGCCTTAAGTCCACGACCAATGCGCTGGTAGCCGAGACCGCTCAGTGGGTTCAAACCCTGCGCGACGACACATTCCAGAAGTTCACCAACAACACGCTGTTTGCCATGAGTCAGGGCGAGTCGCTGGACACCATCGTTAAGCAGTTTGATGACGTGGTTATCGAGCGCAAGAATCATGCCAAGTTCCTGGCGAGGAACCAGGTGCAGAATTACAATTCCATCACGACCAAGATCCGGGCGCAGAACCTCGGCATAACCAAGGCTATTTGGGAGACGGCAGACGACGACCGTGTGCGCCCATCCCACGTTGACCGCGAAGGCAAAGAGTTTGATCTCGCAGAGGGGCTGTATTCGTCTATCGATGGGATATACCTGCTACCTGGCACCGACTACAATTGCCGCTGTACTTACACAATGATCATTCCAGAGACCGCAGAGGGTTAGGCATAATGGCTATGCGATACGAGATCAAAGGGGCGGTTGTAGACGGCGACCACGATAGCCCGGTAATGGATGCGAACTTTGCTCAGTGCGAATTGTCGTCTATCCGATTCTTCGATGCGGGAGGCGCTCAGGTTATCCCAAGCGCTGGCACTGTTTCATTCAAGGGCAGCCCTGATGGCGTTAACTGGCGCAATGTGCAAGACGGGGAATTCAGTGCCGCTGATGCTTACAGCGCAACTCGCACGCCTCCGTATGCTGAAGGGCTTATGATTTGTGGGCGCCTGACATTTTCCGGGATTGTTGGCGCGAGCAGCTTCTCTGCGACCATCTGGAGGAATCGAGCATGACCTATCGTACGGGAAGTCGCGGCAGTGGCGGAGCAACTCCAGAACCGTCAGCGGGAGGTGTCGACATCGGATTCTTCGACTATCGCAACACCCTGCCTGACCAGTATTTCGAGTCGACAGTCTGGAACACGATCAAGAATAACGCCCTGGGCCCTCAGACCGAGCTTCGATTCGCGCCAAAAGGTGTCACGTCGATGCTTGATACGGCGACCGGACGAATCTTGTTGAGCGGCCTGGCGATTGGCGACCAGGTTTACGTCCGCCACACCTTGAGCGTGCTCGGCTACGTCAACAATATGAGTCTGACGCTGCGCAACTACTTCGGCCAGACTGGCCAGGAGTACGTCGAGCCGTTCGGGCCTACGATCCGATTGCAGTCGGGTGCTGGCGTTCAAAGCGGGCTCCAGATCGCTGATTCCAGGTTCTATGTGCGCGATGAGAATACTCGGCTCGGCGGGGTGCTGCCTCAGATCAAGGGTGACAACAGGTTTGAGGTTCAGTATTCGGGGGTTTATATCTCGGTGATTCGGAAGAATAGTTGACATAGGGTTGCCGGATAACTATTATCTCTCCATCGAAACAAACAACGGAGCAAGACGAGATGACTCACGCAATCCCGCAATGGCTGCGCGACCAATTCGACGTAATTGAGTTGCGAGTCAGAAAGATGGGGGCTGAAGCTGTATTCACACAGATGCGCACTAAAGTGCAGGCCTACTTTGAAATGCAGCGCTCGGTAGAGAACAGTAGGGCAGGCAGGGATCTGGCCATTATCACGCAGCAGAAGAACCTGATCGAATCTTTGCGCGAAGATCTGCAATTAGCAATCGCCATTGATTGTCAGGATGACGTAATTGATGCGTGCGCTGAGGCTGGGATTAAAGATATGACTCCGGGTAAAGCTATTCGTCATCTCAACGACTTAAAGGTGGATCTGCTGAATTCTCTGGAGG